TCTCACAGATGTGGTGTCATATGTTTCAATATCATAAATCACCTTTGGAATCGCTGCAAAAAACTGAGCAGGTGTCATTACAACTTCAGTATGTTCAGATCCAATCCATTTAGCAACTTGGCGAGCATAGGCTAAATCTGTGCTCCCTGGCATTCCAATACTAAAGGTCTTCAAAGGAGGCTTTCCAAGTTCACGAAGTTGACGAGAAACCAATGACGCAATCAAACTACTATCAATACCTCCGCTCAAAAGAGCAGCGACTGGGCGTTCGGTCATAAGACGCTTTCGAACCGCTTCTTCTAAGGCAAATCGTAACGCTCCACACGCATTATCGAGTCCATTCGGATGCGCAGGGCTATAAGAAGGATTCACTATCCAATGAGGCTTATGATAGATTGCGTGATCAACAATCCGCAGAGTCGTTAGATCATACGCATAATACGAACCAGGGGTCACTGGATGAATATCAGAACAGATATGATTCAAGGCTTTTATTTCACTCGCAAACATCCGAGCTACGAGTTTTTTGTCGGCATCATAAATCAATCCTTGATACAAAGGACGAACACCATAAGGATCCCGACCAACAATCACACGATTTCGACTCAAATCAACAATACTGAGAGCAAAGACACCATCCAATGATCGAAAATACGATGTCAAGTTGTTTTGTAAAACAGAATACAGGGGTCCTAAGACTTCACAATCGGAGTGAGATTCCAAATGAGTGAATCCGTGGTCTGCCTGGAGTTGTTTCCAGTTGTAGATCTCACCATTGCAGAGCCAATGGGTTCCACCGAGATTCATGGGCTGCATACCAGCATCAGTAAGACCATTGATAGCAAGGCGAGTGAATCCAAGAGAAACACCACTTAAGTCGACAAGACGAGATCCTTCCGGACCTCTTGCTATCAACTTCTCTAAGAGCATCGAGGGTGATACCATTGTAAGTTTTTTTCCAACCAGTAACCAAACTCCACACATATCTACCCGTGAAAAAAAGAAAAGATGTATCAGAATGGACGCTAGTGAGATCATCCGTAAACTCCAAAGCAAGGCTGTGTTTACATTTACGAAACAACAGTTGGCTGTTACTCAACCTGGAGCAAACGTTAGCACTTGTGGTGCCAATATAAATACGGTTTTGAATTTTAAAGATTATCAGATCCGCCAGTTATTTAGTGATGGAAAGCTCTATTGTAGTTCCTGTACAAACACGTGTGGGTGTGGTTCAGGTGATGTGAATGGATCCTAAGCATCCTTAGGAGGTACAATCATGGATTTGCGATAGGGAATGAAGAGGTGGATCCGGTTGTCAAAGACAATATTTTCAATCTTATTCTCTTCGGTATACCCCATTTCACGAAGAGTCTGATAGAGATGTTGGAGATTGACAATGGTGTGCCAAAACTCTTGCTTCAGGCGAATATTTACCCAGACTTTTGAATCTAGAAAATCAGCATCAAAGTAAGCATACTGATTTTCGAGACGGACCTTTCCATTTTTGCCCTTGTGGAGCATATTCAGTCCCTGAATGCTGAGGCTGAGAAGGCTTGCCGCTTCCTCCGTTGTATTTTTAGAGAGGCTATCCAGGAGTTCAGATGCCATAGAGGTAGTCATACGAATCTTGTCGATTTCGGTGCTCATTTTGGTAAGCGCCATTTAAGGCAATAAAACTTTCAATTTTAAAGAAAAGAGAATGCCCGACCTGAAGTCAAAAGAGGATCGTGTGAAAGAAACAATTGAGATTCTTAAAAAACTCCGTGATCTTGGAGTTATAGAGCGCGAGCCAGGATATGTGCTCACCAAGCAAAAGTTTACAGAATGGATCAATACAGGAGAAGCTTGGTCAGGAGACATTGATTTTCCAATGCTACAGCGGAAGGCAGAGATTGTTCTTCCAGCCCGGGCAGATCGTGTTGCGAGTCTTTTGCTGAAGGCACCGTTTCATGCGCGAAACAAAAAACATTAGATTTAAAACCCGCTTCCAGCGATAGGAAGGAATGAACCTAAATCTCGATGGATCTCTTTATGAACTCGTCTCACGAGGTAATAAAGATGTATATTTTCAAGAAGATTCAAATGAAGCTCAAAGCCTCTTTGACAATCGTTATGCACCCTCAGCACCCACACTCCACGAACTTCGCAGAATCCCAGCCTTGAATACTCCCGATTTCGGACGCAGTTCAGAGTTTCAACTGGAAATAGCTGGTGATGTTATTGTAAGTCCAACCCTTGTCATTGATTTGCCTACGTGGCTACCTCCAATCTATGCTGATCAAAATCCAACGTCAGTCATCCAAGATGCAGCAGGTGTTACCTATGGATACACGCGAGGGATTGCTTATTTCTTATTTGAACGTATTCAGATTCTTCAAGACAATATTTTGCTCCAAGAGTTCAGCGGTGATGCTCTCTGGATGCAAACACGTGCTCGCAATACGTTGAATCACGGAATTCTCGACAATCAACTCACGGGCATTCATTCTGGATCCGCACTCCAGATTGGCAGAAATGCGACACCTGGACGTCTTCGTCTTCAACTTCCTCTTGTTGGCACACAAAGTATAGAAGATGGAGGATTTCCTATGTTAAAACTCCCGAATCAAGCTTACAAGGTTCGTATTTTTTTGCGGAAGTTGGAGGATCTGGTGGAAGCCAGTGATGGACGTGAAAAACCGAGCCCGTGGGACCGCACAAACTTTCAGATTCAAACAGCAAGAAACGGACCCTTTTCAACCTTTTCCACCCTTACGCGAAATGATATAGGCACACCACAAATCCAACTGGAAACACGACATATTTATACATCCGATACGACTCGTGAGAAACTTAGGGAAACATCTCTTGAAATCCCGTTTGAGCGCATTTATGAAAATATCTTTTCCCAAAATCCCTTGGAATATGCCTCTGCAGCTCCACTTATTACACGGAGGTTAGACGCACGTCATCCCTGTTCCAGAATCTTAATCGCCTTCCGTTCGTGGCAAGATATGCGAGCCAATCAACTCTGGAAGATTTCATCCGACATTAGTGGAGGAGAATATTACTCACAACTCAAGCTATTGATTGCTGGGCGCGATCGTGAATCTCTTTGGACATCCTTAGTGTGGAAAGATCTGGAAAATCACGCCAAAGAAGAACGTGATTCAGGAATGAATCTAGCCACGATGAACTTTGGTCTCGGAGATAAAAAAGGAATAAGGGGACCTACACCCAGTCGACAACCAGAAGGGACAATCAATATGACTACTGCAGATCGACCAACTCTTTTTATGGAGTTAACTGATATCGTATCGGGACAAAAACGATCAGAACTTCGTGTGGTTGTGGAGACATGGGCAGTATTTCTTGCAGATAATAACCGAGGCACGCTTCTGTATGCGAACTAAAGAATCTTTCTCAAGACCTAACAATGGAGAGACCACGTGGTGATATTACAACTCTCTTGGACCTTACGGATCGTGATGACCAAGATAACTATTTTTTCCCAATCCAACCCGAGTTGAGTTGGTTTAGTCGCAACAAAGATCGCCGCTATACTCCGTTTGTTCCTTGTGTTCAGGAGTTCCCTTACAGAGGTCCTGCTACCTTTGGACAACGCATTAGTTTTGATCTCACAACACAAACAGCAGGAGACATTGTCTTTTGTGCTGTTCTCCAAGTTAAACTTGCTCATTGGCTCAACAAAACTGCGCAACTTCAGATTCAAAGCCAAACCTATGAATATGTGGATCCGTCGACTACTTGGTTTTATGCTAACTCTCTTGGTACAGATTTGATTGCGAAAGCCGAGTTAGAGATTGCTGGAACCACCATTGAACAGTTTGATGGCGATTTTACATCTATCTTTTCAGCACTCTTTCCAGATTTAAACTCACAGATTTCGACGGGGTATGATATGTATGGACGAGTCTCTTTGGATCGTCTCCGCAATTATCCACAGCGTGCTGTCTATCCCACAGAAGATGGATACATTCATTGCAATCTTCCATTTTTCTTCATGCGCACGCGACTCAAAGAATATCTTCCCTTGGTTGCCTGTAATGAAGGAACCGCA